AGCGGCGCCACCTACACCGACTATGCAGGCGCGGTTGGATTCAACGAAACAGACGTCACCATAGGCGGCTCCCCTAATGACCGCGTTGTAGGCTGGAAATTTGACGTAAACAACAATCCCAAACAAGTGCCCGTTATCCGAAGCACTAACGGCCATCTAGCCAAGTACATTCCTTTTGGCAATCGGCAACTCAGCGGGGAAGTCCGTTTCGAGTTTGAAAGCAAAACAGAGATGGACAATGCCCTCGCCGACACAGAGTTTAACATCAGGTTTGGGCTTGGCGGCACCGCTTACGCTCAGATGGATGCGGCCAAATGGAGCAGTATTACTCACGAGAAATGGCTTGATGACCTCATAGCTGTGAGGGCACAGTTTGACGCAAAAGGACCGCTTAGCATAGCGGCAGTTTAACGGTGATCTAAAAATGGAAACTGCAAAAGTGAAAATTGACAACCGTTTCGGCGAGCAATTTGTAGGTGACTATGAATTCCGCCAAATTACCCAGGGAGAATACGAGCGAGTGCTCGTTAGTTACATGGATGCAGCAGGTAAGGTTCCTAAACAGGACATTCTCAAAGTCAACCGGGAATGCCTGTTTTTGGCGCTTGTCAGCCAGCCTGCCTCTAAACCTCTCTATAAGGACCTCATAGTTCAGGGGCGTCTCCCCTATGGCCTTTCATTGAAACTGCAGGAAGTGTACGACCGCATCAACGGCATAGAGATGGACGAGCAGCGTTTTTTATCCTCGCCATCCGAAGAAAGCAGCCAAACCCCCGACTTACCAAGTTCGTCATGTGTGAGCGGTTCGGATGGACAGAAGCCGAGTACAATGCCACAAGCCGACAGACAATTGTAGAGTTCTCCACTATCCTGCGGACTTTGGATGAGATGGCAGAGGATGAAGCTAAAAAAGCTGAACAGGAGAAAAGGAAATGGCCGTTGAGGTAACCTTTGATGTTCAAGGCGTGGATGAATTCGTAGCGGCGATGCAGCGTCTAGACAAGGCTGTTCAGGAGAGAGTGCGTGCTTGGTTGTATGATTGGGCGCAGCGGGTGGCATCTGAGGCTAATCGGAATGCTCCTGAGCGCACAGGTTATCTTAAAAGCACCATTTATGCGATGGTACAAGATTGGGTTGCTGAGATTGGTGCCTCGGCAGCCTATAGTTACTTCGTAGAGTTCGGCACACGTTACATGATGGCTCAACCGTTTCTTTATCCTGCAGTGCAGCAGTTGCTTCCTGAGTTGGAGTACAATATCATAGGCGCTATTGAGCAAGCAAAAGCGCAGGCGGGTTTTTAGCATATGAGTTGGGGCGGAATTAGAGAAATTACCATGTCGGTTCGGGCTGTGAACCGAGCGAGTAGCGAGTTTAATCGTATTCAAACTGATGCGGAGCTTATGACGGCACGTATCAAGAGTTTTGGAGCTGCTCTTGCGGGCATTGGCGCCGCGGGCACTGCCGTTGGCTACATCGCGCATCAGTTCGGCATCTTGAATGATGAGCAAGCCAAAGTCTTCACTTCTACCATGATGCTTGTCACGGTCATGGGCATGTTCCTACGTACATCCACAGGGCTAGCCGTAGCCCAAAAAGTCTATGCCGCGGCATGTGCCTTTGCAACGGCAGTTCAAAACGCCTTAAACATCAGTTACGCGACCTTTTTGGCGTTAACAGGTGTGGGTATTGCTGTGATTGTAGCTGCCGCCGCCGCGATGTATTCATTTGCTAACAGCATGAACACGGCAACGGCTAGCGTGCAGAACTTCAATAGTGTCACGGCTGAGACGCCGACCAGAGTTAAAGGCGTTATTCGTGCAGGAGACGCAGAACTGACGAGGCGAGGGATTGAGTAAATGTCTACCGCTTCCCCAAGTATCGCCCTTGTTTTTGGCGCCGTAACGCCTCCGCAATCCGATGTCGTTGAAATGTTAGTGCATTTGGGCTGTAGCAAAGAAGTCAGCAGTTACGATATTACGCTACATAATCATAACGGCAAGTATAGCCCAAACGGTGCATACCCGATAACTGTGGGCTTGGACGGTTCAATTAGTTTGGGGCGGACGCCAAACTGTCCCCTGCTCATGACGCTACGGGTTGAAAAAGTCAGGTACCAGAGTTCGCCAACTGAAAGCTACATTACTGTGAGTGGGCGCTGTTGGGGTGAGCGGCTGTTCCGCCGAGTAGTTACGGCAGTCTATTCGGGCATGAAGGGCGAGGAGATAGTTAAGGACCTGATGAATTACTACGCAGGTCTTAGCCATGTACGTAGTAGCGTTGAGCTTGTTGAAACCACGGATACGACCTATACGGAGTTGGAGTACGAGGACTCGCCTGTCTGGGACATCCTCAAGTACGTTGCTGAATCCGCTGACAAAGCAGGCGCTATAGGCTTTGATTTCAGGGTTGCGCCTGACGGTAAATTCGAGTTTTTCCCCAAGCTCTCCAAAACTAATTCAACCGTAATCACCGAAAATATTGATACTGCGGCAGAATATGAGAAGGACATTACACGGGTTAGAAACAAAATTATCGTTTGGGGTTTAGCTGACAAGAGTCTACCCAGTAATAAGGTGGCTTGGACGCGGAGTCTAACGCCATCTGAGGGTACTTGGACGGCAAGCGCGGGGTCGGTAAGCGTTGACGGTACAGGGGCACCGGACGGCGGCGCTTGTATTAAACTGTATGCGCCCAACAACTACTATGGTAGTGCCAATTTTACCTTAAGCGCGGGAAATCTGCTGGACTGCGAGAAATATCCTATTTTAGCTGCCATGTTAAAAGCAGAAAATACATTCAGCGGAACAGGTCAGATAATTCTTTATGATAATAATTACAAAACTGCCTCCAAAGAAATGTCTGTTAGTCCTGACGGTTCATGGCATAATTTCGAAAGTGGCGTCGGTTCCGCATATAAGAATCAGTGGAATTGGGTGCAGGACGGCTTTGACTGGACAAAAATCTTAGTTGTGCGCATCACCTTCTATTATCCCGGTGTAGGAACGGGCAGTTTTTGGATTCATCAACTCTACATAGGAGGTCGCCGATACTACGGCATCGCCGAGAACGCAGCAAGCCAAGCAGCCTACGGATTGCGGGAATACGTTGAGGTTGATGAGGAGCTTTGGAGCGATGGAGAATGCAACAGGCGAGCGGCTGCGCTTTTGGCGTACCTCAAAGACCCAGCCGAACATCTGCATATAGTTAGCACGATTTTAGATTATGGGATGACGCCGATTAAGGGTGGGGATAAAGTGCCTGTTCAGTTGCCAGTTGAAGGCGTCAACAGTCAATTTAGGGTTGAATGGGCTGAGTATCGGGTGCCAAAAGAGGACCCGACAAAGTTGGAAATAACTTTGGAGCTGGGCAAGGAGCCGCCGCGTTTAGCTGACTACCTTTATGGCTTGCGAACCCACACGCCTAACGTTGAAAAGTTGAGCCGAACAAAAATTGGAAAACGAGGCGTTCCCGTGTCTTCTGGCGGGGGCGGAGGCGGCGGAACTGCAAGCAGCTACTTTAACAGCAATGTGGAAATCGACAAAACCTCGCCTGTCCTAAACTTAATGACGGCTCGTGTGCATCGGGCAGCCTTTGGACATGACGGCGCCAACACCTTTCTAACTACCTATATAGGAGACTTGATTCTCAACGCTGCAGCCACGGGCATAATCCGCCCTGTTACCGATGGCAGCGACCAGCTTGGCAACGGAACATTCCGTTTTAAGGAGGGTCATTTTAAAGACAAGATTTTCGTGGCGGGCTGGGAGGTGATTGGTGATGACGGCAGGGTTAAGATGTGGTCGATGCCGCGGGATACCTCAGGTTACGTATTAGAAGCGCAAGGCCCGACCAATTATCCCATGTATGTTAATCCGAATGGGCGCTATGTCCCTGCTGCTCACACGCATGAAAGTCTAGTCCGCGGCACTAAGCATGTGGAGCTTGATCCAAACTATGCGGTCGCTAACTTTTATGACGGCGCTAATCTCAAGGGTGCTATAGGACATGATGGAGCAAACTTTTTCGTGGTTGCCTACGCTGGAGACCTCATCATTTACTCTGCTAATGCTTTGATTCGTCCTGAGACTGATGGCGGCGCCGATTTAGGAACTACAAGCTCCGCTAAACGCTTTGGTTCTCTACACCTGAAAAATGACCTTTGGGTGGCAGGCTATCAGGTTGTGGATACTAACGGCAAAATTAGCTTCTATGCCTTCCCCCGAGATACTGCAGGTTATGTAATTG